CCTCCACCTGAAGCACCACCACCACCACCTGATGCATAACCCGCACCTGCGCCACCACTGTTGCCTTCTGGAGGACTAAATCCACCTGAGTTACCAGAACCACCTGGACGACCGGGAATTTGAGAACCACCACCAGAACCACCTGGACGACCGCCACCACTTTCAGGACCTGGACTCGCACTATTTCCGCCAGTTCCACCACCTGATGCTGAGATACTTAATGCTGAGGAACCACTTCCATTACCCATAAAAGGATTATTTTGTTTTTGTTGAGTTCCACCTCCACCCACAGATATAGGGTAGTTTTGTGCTGCTACAGGAGTACCTCCTGTAGCGGGATTTGGAAAAGATTGTCTAAACCCACCTGCGCCACCTCCTGCTGAGTGTTCTGCATTACCAAATCTACCGTTAAAACCACCACCACCGCCACCACCAATCACTAAATAATCAACAGTTGTTGATCCTGCGGGGTTACCTGCTTGATTCACAGTAAAGGTTCCTGAAGAATTAAAGGTATGTACTTTAAAGTCACCGTCAGTGGTTTCTGTTCCACCAGAGGCAGTAACAAATTGTGCGTTTGACTTTCCTTGTAGATCGGACATTGAAATTGCTCCAGTAGGAACTTCTGCTAAAGCTCGAACAGGAGCTGCGCCCATGTTAATTTGAGTTCCTGGAGTGATATCTAATTCGGTATTAACGTCGTCTAGACTAATTTGACCTGAAGGTGTAGTCATTGATTAATGTCCTTTCTTGAGGTCATTAACTTGAGATTGTAAATCCTTTACGCATTCGATTAATAGAGCACATAGACGATCATATTTTACGGCTTTGACTCCGTCAGGTCTTGTGCCTACGACCTCTGGTAAAACTTTTTCTACATCTTGAGCGATAACACCGACATCTGTTTTACGAACAAAGTAACCATCTTCTCCACCTTTAGAATCAATAAACTCTTGTTTCCAATCAAAAAGCACACCATTAAGATTTTGTACTTTTTCCATAGGGGAAGATATGTTGTGTATGTTTTCTTTTAACGCTACATCTGAAGAATAAAAAGCAGTAATATCATTTGTAGCTCTAATCTCACCACTTGTGCCTGATGCTGCTGTTGCAACACCAAGTGAATCTACTTGCATATCATTAAATTGAACATCATCAGATGTTCCTAAACCTATGCTTGTTCTAGCAGTTGCTCCTGTTTCTAAAACAAAGTTAGCACCATCACCAACAATAAAACCACCATTCGTGACAGCTAACCCTGCTACGTCTTGAAGTTGTGCATCTAAACGAGCATTAGGTACTGTTCCCGATCCTAAGTTTGATGCATTTAAACTTGTTAAGTTAGCACCAGAAGCTGCAGGCAATGTTGCAGGAAATCTAGCATCTGGTAAGGTTCCTTTATTTAAAGCAGCGGCGTCTGTGCTTGAAGCAATTTCTACATTATAGTTAGATGCACCATCACAATATACAGATGTATGTGCACCTTGAGTGATTAAAGTACCGTTAGCTGTATGTCCTGTTGCTGCGATAGTTAAAGTTTGTGAACCCGTTGTATTATTAAAAAAAGTGTAATTACTTTCAACAGCAGGAATAAAAACAACAATGTCTCCTGTCAAAGCACCTGTAAGTTCAATGACTTTATTTGATGCTTCTGCTGTATCAGAGGCGTTAGCTGTTGTAAGAGTAATATTGGCTGAACCTGCTACAGATTTAGATAGATAACCTGCTGAAAAAGCATCAACAACCTCTAGATTATTATTAGTATTTGTACCCCATGTATTAGCGTTAGCGCCAGTAACCATGAGCTCTAGTTTAAGTCTATCTGAATATGTGCTTGCCATGTTTTAAACCTCTTTAAAATATATCTTTTTTTGTTATTCAAGCAACACTTTTTATGCTGCGCTTACCTCTGTCCAAGTGTTACTTGCATTAGTTACGACATTGGCCCATGGTGTAGAGAAAAGATTACCTCCTACTATTGATAAGTCAAGTCCTGTAACATTCACTAAGGCACTTCCTTCTACTGTTTCTGTACCCTGAGCGAAACTCATAGCAACTGAAGAAACACTTACTATAACTCCTGTGCCTACCTCCACTGTTTCTGTTCCTAGTGTGAAAGATGATGATAAACTGCCTAACGTAACTAAAGCATCTGCCTCTGCCACAGCAGTTCCTAATGCTGAAGTCATATTCACTCCAGTGACATTAACGTCTAGTGATGCATCAACAGTTACCGAGCCTATTGCAAAATCTAATTGATCCGATGGTGCAATAACTCCTACACTACCTTCACCGGATACTGTTACCCCTGATAGAGCAACACCTACTGATAAACTGTCAAGAGTTTCTAAGGCTGTGCCTGTTTGTGATGTGGTGCCTAAAGCACCTGTCATTTCTAAACCAGTAACGCTGACTATGACACCCGTTCCTACCTCTTGTGTAGTTGTGCCAAGCGTAGTTGACATCGTCACGCCTGTGACGTTTGTAATAAATTCTATGTTTTCATTCCACGCAAAAGAACCCCAAGTTGATCTACCCCAACCTGTTGC